TCACGCAATTTTCACCAAATCAGCAAATCCTCCTTGTGCCATATTTGTGCCATTTCCCGCCAGAAATGAGTCAATTTGCATGGCATGCTGGGTAAGGTGATTCGGTGCAAGGTGAGCATATCGCTGCACCATTTCGATGCTCTCCCATCCTCCCATTTCCTGAAGCGCTGAAAGCGGAACGCCGGACTGAACGAGCCAACTCGCCCAGGTGTGCCGCAGATCGTGAAAACGAAAGTTCTCGATACCAGCCCGCCTTAACGCAGCTCGCCATGCCGTGTTAGCATCAACCCTCATTTTCCTGACGTCTTTTGTTCTGGTTCCGTCTGGCCTCACTGACGATTCCGTATGAACAAAGACCCAGCGGTTATGTTTCCCCATCTGTTCCCGTAATACTTTGCAGGCCGATTCATTCAGGGCGACCCCAATCGCCCGCCCTGCTTTTGCATCCTCAGGGTGAATCCAGGCCACTTTTCGCGGCATGTCGATTTGCGACCATTCCAGATCGGTGATATTCGACCGCCGCAATCCGGTAGCTAAGGCAAACACCACCACTGGCCGGAAATGATCCGGCAACTCGCGAATTAGTGAGCTGGCCTCCTCCTTTGTTAACCAGCGAATGCGCTTATTCTTTGGCACCGGGCATTTAATATTGGGTGCCTTTGCTATCCAGCGCCATTCGTTGGCCGCGCACCGCAACAGGGCGCGAATAAAAGCGAGGTGCGTTGCCCTGGTGGCGATCGATGCTGGCTTATCTTTAAACTCAGGTACTGGCTTACCTGATCGCAGGCAACTATCGCGTTTTGCTTCCCAGTTCAGTCTGTGTTTTCTGTTCACCATCCCGCTTGCTGCCGACAGGATACGATCCTCGGTGATTGCAGAAAGGTCCATACCTTTGAAATGCATGAGCCAGAAACCTATTCGACTTTTGTCATCATCCAGGCTTTTCTTGTGTTGCTTCTCATTAAGCCACCGTACGCACGCCTCCTCGAACGTGCGCGGCTTATACTCCCCCATCTTGTCGACGCGCCAGGCCTCCGCCTTTAGCTGGTCATGGAGTTCCTGTGCTTGCCTTTTGTCCGCTGTCCCAAGAGAGCGTCTAATTCGGCTCCCACCAGGCGTAACGAAGTCACAGTGCCACGTACCGGCACGCAGTTTGATTGACATGCTTTATCCTCCTGCACATCAACCGCATTCACCGGCTGATTGTGGATCGTGTTCTTAACTGCCGCAATACAGTCTGACTTGCAAATGAGATACCGACTTTTCTTCTTGTGAGGATTGATCCGCGTAGCGTGAAGCCTACCGGACTTAATCCACTGAGTGACGGTGCCTTTATCAACCCGCAGGAATTCCGCCGCCTCATCACGGGTAAAAACCATTTCTTCCATTGGTTATCTCCAGGCATTAAAAAAGCCACTGGGCTGCGGCTATTCAACGTTTACGCAACCCATTAGGTCTGTGATTGCGTCCTTTAGTTTTTGGGCTAATTCCCCGTCACATCTTCGGAGCAACTCCTCCATTGCGTCATAACAGATACTGGCCTCCTCGTAAGGCATCGATATAAAAACGCACTCTTCCATATCGTCATGGTTAGCAAGCATCACTTCCTCCAGGCAAAAAAGAAGCCCGCACGAGGCGGGCCAAAATCAACGAGGGTATTCTCCATTTAACCGGAACGAGCTTCGTCCTCATTCGGTCAGGTGCGACATTGCACCGGATAGCCGACTCAGGGAATCGGCTGGCAGGTGTTAGTCGTCCTCATCGTCCCACCAATCCTCGTCATCACCTTCATGGCAATCAGTCATAAGCGGATTGGTAGCTGCTAGCATTTCATTTGCCGCGCCCCGTCGCTGGAGTCGGCGAAGCGCTTCGTATAATTCAAAAGCTTCTGTGCGCTCATCCCCAACGTCGAGTGAGCATGCAACCTGGTGCGCCTCAGTAACCAGAGTTGCCAGGTTGTTTCTAATATCCTGAATAGTGCTCATATCTCTCCTCATGCCACGCGAATAGCGCGGAGGTGTTTAATGTTCTCGCTGTCTTCAAGTTCGGCACGAATACGCCTCGCCTCGTGATAGTCGAGGTATTCAAAGTCCTGTTTAAATCGGTCGATTGAAGCTGTGTTAATCCGGCCCTGTCGCCAGTAGCGGACTATTTCTGATGTGGTGCTGTGGATTATTACCGGCCAGTTGTGTTGATCAGCGTATATCTGGCCCCGCTGTATTAGCTGGAACATTGGCTGACTCCTGCATTATGAGGAAGACAATCATTGCGGCGCGTAGTGGATTGGTATCGATATGGGATATTTCCTCGAGATAATCCTCAGCCATCCATTTCGTATGCAAAACAGGATTTATGCTGATTCTCTTACTGACAATAATCGGCCACGCGTCGGATGCGTTGTTGCATGGGTCGTAGCATTTCCAGTGGGTTGGGTTGTTGGTTATTTCGCGCACAAGGACTTTTTCTTGATAATGACCGCTGATATCTTCTCCAGTGTTAACGAATGCGAAGCTTTCCCTTACCTTCGCACCTGTCGTAGTTGCCACCAGTTTGTTAATCTCAAAATCACTCATCTTGCTGTAATCCATCACATCATCCCCCTTTGCTTCGCTTGACGCTCACTGTCTTCCTGACAACTGGCGCATCGCTGACAGCCAGGCGCCATCACCCGGCGCAACTCCGGAATATCATCACCGCAATCCGTGCAGTGCGTAGCCGATACCGCGTTGCTGGATGTGCGCCGGTTCGCCAGCGCTATCTGCAAATTGTGTTCAACCTGCTCGTTGGCAGCGTCGATTAGTTCTGCGCTCATGCTGCCCTCACTTTGACCGGCTTTGACTTAAGCGCATCGTTCATCACTTCTGCATAACGCTGTGCCTTTAACGGGTTCTGAATGATTCTGTTATTTGGCGTCCGCCATCCACGGGCATTCACCGAATAGGGGAGTGTGACCTCACCAACTCTGATGGAGTCTTTTTTATGTTTCATGCTCGTCTCGCTTATTTAATTAAGAGGGATGGTTTGCCGGGTTTTAACGTTGCACCGGTTACTTCTTTGCCTGCCTCAAGCTGATGTTTGATAGCCAGCTTGTCAGGTTTTATTACCGTATCGAATTCGACGTATTCAGTGGGAAGGAGTGAAGGGTCGATGATTTCAACGCACTGTGATGGCTTCCGCAATGTCACCTGGTGCAGACCGGCGCGAATTGATTTCTTGCCAGCTTTTTCAAGTGATGAGGCGATGTACAGCTTGATGCGGTCGACTTTGTTATTGATGGCTGCGGAGCGCTCCTGGAGCTTTTTAGACTCATCCATGAGGCGTTCTGAATATCCACTTTCGTTTTTGCACAGAGCAAGAAGTTGCTCTATTTTGTCCGACAACTCACCCTCAATTCCTTCAAGGGTGTCGGCTATCAAGTCTGGTTCAAGGTCTGCATCCATCAGCCTGGCGTAATCATCGGCAATCTCATACAGCTTGCTCATTTGACGCCTCCAGTTTCGCTTTGCATTCGGAGTAAATTGCCTGAATGTTTTGCTGAAGCTTCATGCCGCGAGTTAGTTTGAATGCGTCGGCAAACGTGCGTTTTAGCTCTTCCATGCTTTCCGCCATTTCCATCTGGTCGCAAAGTTCAGTGGCTTTATCCATAACCTTTTGCTGGCGTTGACGCTCCGATTCCTGAACATCTTCATCAGGGATGTGCGGCATTACCGGCTCCTGATAAATCCCTTCATCTTCGTTAAGCAGGTGAATTGCGTTATCCAGACGCGTCGCCTTGGGCCAGTATTTGCTGGCCCGTTTAACGATGGTCTTCCTTGCCATCTCTTCCCAGAAGTTCTTCCATGGTCCGTTTTTCGCCTTACTGGTAGCTTCCGTTGCTTTGATTTCCGCAAGGCTCATTTCTTCCGTGAGGTAATCACCATCGGCTGTCTTAACCGTGCAGTAGCCACCGACCACAGCACCGCGCTCACCGAAGGCGTTATATTTGTGTGTAGGTGCCGTATCGAGTCCATTCGATTCGTATGTGTCGTTGGCGTAGACCAGTTTGCACTGGCCCCATTTAATGGAGCCAGCAGACTGGGCGAGGTGGAGCAGTCCCATATAGCTGATATCGAGACACACCATCCCGTCGCGCGGAACGAGGTAAGCCAGCTTACTGGCCGGGTTCAATGTGATGCCAATTGCCGCCACGTTGATAATGGCGTTTTGTGCGCTGGTAGGGTTGGAGATTGCAGTTTTAGCCAGATAATCGTTTTTCTGGAAGAGTTGAATGGCGAACTGACTTTCCTTTGCCCAGTTAACGGTCTGCTCAGAGAGTGCACCGCAAAATAACGGCTCCTGTTTTTTGACAAACTCAACGATATTGAAGCTCATGTATTGCTCCTTAACGCCATATTTATATCGACCTGCTTTGCCGCCAGCTCCTCAGCTGCATAGCGCAGAAATTCGTAGGCTTTCTCCTGAAATGAATCGTCATTCAACAGGTCGGTGATTGCCTTGTTATCGGCGCTGGAGCCAGCGAACATGTCGCGAAAACATCCAAAGCGGAATTTCGTTTCGAACTCGTCAGCCAGTTCGGACTCTTCTTCTTCGCGGGCTACCTGTGTGTAATGGTTGACCCATGAGGAGTCTTCGATACGTTCTTGCGTGAGATATGCCATAGCTATCTCCTGAAATTAGGTGTGGACATCCCGGCGCTATATAGCCGCCAGAGTGGGTAATGAGGGTGGTGGATTATCGGTTAAACCATTCGTTACAGTGGTTCATTGCCGCCTGACATTGTTCGGCGCTGAACCAGCCGAAATGGCATTCATCCGTAGGGATGCCCATTTTGTCAGCCAGCCACTTATACGCTTCGGTGCGAGACATGCTGCCAGAGCGCCAGATGCGCTCGAATGGCAGCTTGCAGCTCTTTCGTGCATCTCGAGTTCGTTTATCTGCAAGCGTCCCGAGCGGGATAGCGGTGAATGGATGCAACCCAACATAGGCACCACAGCGTTCACAGAGATAGACATAAGGCCAGTCGCTATAGGCGCGACCGTAAACCTCTTCATGGGTTCCTATCCGCACTGTGCCGCTGCAATGATGGCATTGGGTTGGCGCTGGCAGGGGATTCTTAACTCTGGCCGTTGCCTTTCTGCTTGGGTTCGACGGTGTCTTGATATCCATGCGCACCTCAGTGACTTAACCCGCGACCCAGCCCGTCGAGAAACACCTCGACCAGCAGGTCAGTTGTGTAAGTGCGCTCAATGCCGCGGTGCAGATATAAGCGACCTCGTTTATTAGCCGATGCTGTCCAGGTGCCATCTTTGTGCTTAACGAGCATGCCGGGCTGGACAGCGCCACGGTTTACCGTCTGGGTGCCGTAATGTTGATGAACCATAATCTTCTCCTGCCCAAGCCGGGCGGTGTATGTGGACTCATAACGCGGCTCACTCGTAAATGAGCCTGGGTATGAGCAATAAAAAACCCGCCGAAGCGGGTCTATTGTTTCTTTCTGAACCAAACGCAGAGCGGCCCATTTTCGGTGTCATGGATAGAGCCGATAAACCATCCATCACCCTCTGGTTGACTGGGATTCCATTTGCTGATGTTGGCGCTTCCTTCTTCGAAATATGAGAAATTAACTTCTTCGTTACTGTCATTTTCCAGCTCAACAATTGCCGACTCGATGCTGTGCTTTTCGCAAAAAGCTTTGAATTCATCCGGTGATATCAGCTCCCTGTCTCCGAAGAGCGCAGAGTACTCTGGATGCGTCCAGTAGCCGTCCTCATTTCTTTCAACTACCAATGCTTCCATCGCCTTACCCTCTGTAGTTGCCCTGTAAAAAAGCCGCTGGTTAGGCGGCTTCAATCATTTCGAGACTTCATACCCTTGTTCTGAAAGCCACGTCGCTACATCCGACTCACCAATGGCTTCTAGGATGTCGTCAACCTGATATTCGCTAACAATCTCGCTCGCTTCGAATGCTTCTGAGATATCCATATCCTCCACTTCAACTTCCATGTGACGATTCCATCCTTCACCCCAGGGTGATAATCCGGTGATGCTTTTAATCTTTACTGCTCCGCTAATTGGCATACCCACCTCTCTGTTTGTTTACCGCGCCGTTAAGTTGCGCTCTGATTTACGATGACCTGCGTTGAATAAAGCTACCTGAGGGAGGCAGCAGCCAGTCTCTACAACAGGCTTATTACGCAGGCTTAATGTACCGGTCACCGCCTTAACAACGCGCTCTGAGCAGTCCTCAGATAAACGGGTAAAGGCGCGGTCAATGCGTTTGGCTAACTGCTGGTTGTCGCGCATAGCCTGTTGATGACGGATAGCGCGGAGTAATTTCTTGTGCTCACGATTTGTCATGATTGCCTCCTGTAGGAGCACTTCCCTGTGCAATTGAGTTATTTGTTTTTGCGGTCCCACATCCAATCGCTCACGGCTGACCAAATGGTGAATGCCATGCCGATTGAGAAGGTGACAACCATGCAGCCGAGAATTGGGTTAGCGATAATTTCAATCATTTTGTTTTTCCTGTGGTGAAAATGGCTTTGGCGGTGATGTGCCAGCTGCTTATCCTCTGGTCGCCGTCGCGCGGCTGCATTTCGCATCACCCCAAACCCATCTCGTTTGGTATTGTTGGCCCGAAACAGGCCTCTGGTTGTTAAAGAGCATTCACCGTCCTGGTGAGTAGTGCGTCCTGCTGATGGGGTAAGAATACGGCAGGTATTTTAAATAGTAAATACTCTGAGTATTTATTTTTGATGTTTTTTTATAAGAATATGATTATGAAAGGTATTTATTTTTTCTGGATTAGTTGGTGAGTAGGGTTGCAGCTGAGATAGTGAGAAAAGGAAGTAAGGCGCTTGATGAATGGCAATAAAAACCCGGCACTGTGGCCGGGTTCTTTTAGGGGTGCAACGTCTTGATTATAATTCCCGAGGCAATTGATATCAGTGTAAAGAATGACGCTATCGTCCAAATAATCTGGCTAACCTTTGCTTCAGAAATTTTTCTGTCTACTGTATCAGTGTTTGGTTTTTTTGCTAATGAATCTTTAATAAATTCAAGCCGTTCCAAAGCAACAGCCATATTCTTATCTATGGAATTGACAGTTAAGCTTACTGCGTTAGCCGTAGATTTTAACTCGGAAACTTCACCCTTGATGTGTGCAACTTCATTTTCAAGGATAGCTAATCGCTTCTCCATATTGTCGCCTCCATCTGATGAGTTTTCTGAAGTATCGCTTGAATTGGATGACGTGACAAGTCTTCCTGTATTGTCGCCAAATGTTGAGTAACACACACCCATGATGGCTGTAGCACTTCTCTGAGTAGTAGAAGAAAATTCTACCCCTACAGATGAACCGTCATCGTCACTGAAGGCTACAAGTAGTTTACCTCTTTTTTCTAAAGCAGGCTCTATCCCGGAAATCATTAATTTCCCCTATAATGGCCCATTTTCATAGATACTCTTTAACGATTCGTAAAACTTCCTTGCCTTACTGGACCCAAGGCTGATAGATGCAACCCTTCTTTTTTCAATTCCTGTCACCGTAAGCTCACCTTTTACATGGCCAACTACAGGATAGTTATCAAGAAAAATAAATGTCGTTACATCTTCACCCTCAACGCTGGTGCTGACGCTTACAACTGAATCCGCCTTAGCTTCAAAGTAACCAGATGCTTCTTTAACCTGTGAGGTATCAGGGATTTTTATATCTTGGGTACTCATATACCATCCTTTCACAAAATGAAAATAATAAACCCACTAAAACATATCCTCAGGCCCTGCTACGGAAGGTTTGCCGGCCCGCCAAACATGTCCACCCGATGCGTCTCTTCAAGAGATATGAACCGTGTCGCTTTGATGATTCCAGAGACAAAATGAATCTTGTCTACATCGTCTACTGATATGGTTATTGGCTTGTGTTCGCTATTTACACTTACGAACTGATAGTCACCATCACGAGTCATGTTCATGATTTTAATCATGTTATGACCGTCTTTGGTTCTGACAAACACTTCATCACCAGGGTGAACTTTAGTACCAGGCTCTATTACCACAAACTCACCAGATTGCATGCGGGGCCACATGCTGTCACCCCTGACTCTTACAGCATATGCTTTTGGATCTGAACTGTAGAAACGTAACCAACCAGCGTGAAACTCAACCATATCAATAAGCCCATCCATGCCTAGAACCGCATCGCCAACCACAGGAATGATGCCATCCCTAAGCTTCCCGGCATACTCAAGAGTATCACCGTCAAGACTCTCTGCCTGGCTTGCTACTTTGGCCGCAATTGAGGGGCTAAATTCTGATATAGGTACCGCTAAAATTTTTGCAAAACCCGATGCCATTTCAACATTCAAGGCATTTCTACCATTGAGATAATGACCTACCGCTCCCTGAGTTATGCCCAGATCATCAGCGATTGTGTATTGGGTTATCCCCAATGATTTTTTCTTGGACTCATACAAAGCCTTGAGCCTCGCGGCATCTTCAAGCTGTTCTGTCGTCAGGTTCTTTTTGTGTTCCATGCTAGTCATTCTAATACCAGCGATATTCATAATAAAAATACCCGCAATATTGAATTGTATAAATACCTGTAGTATTCTTATCCCAAGGTAACAAAGTGGAGTGTGCCTATGAATCGTATGACGCTTGCTGATTACGCCAAAATCCACGGTCAAGCCAAGGCGGCTAACGATTTTGGAGTAATTCAGTGTGCGATCAGCAAAGCAATCCGAGCTGGTCGAAACATCGTTGTAACAGTCCTTCCCGATGGGAAGGTTGAAGCTGAGGAAATCCGACCTTTCCCCAGTAATAAAAAATCTGACACCTAATTAACACGTTCTTTAAAAACCTGCGGGCTGTTCCGGCCCACCAATAACAAAACGCATCACCATGTGGTGGATGCGACTAACTAACTATTCATCAAAGGAATACTACGAAATGGACGATACAACCTCACGCAACAAACACTCCGCGCGGCATATCGAATCATGGTTACACAGCCAGATTGCTATGCGTGGCGCATCAAATATCGCTAAAGCGCTGGGAGTGGATAAATCACAAATTACGCGCTGGAAGGAAACGTTACTGCCTCGAATGGCAATGTTACTGGCGGTGCTGGAATGGGGTGTGGTGGACGACGATATGGCCCGTCTGGCTCGGGAAGTCGCTGCAATCCTCAAAAATGAAAAACCCCAAAAGAGCGGTAACTCTTTCAGGGCTTAATTTTCACTGTGTTACGCCAACACAATCAACAGGAGATATTTTAATGCGAAAGAGCAGAAAGCACCAGGAAAAAGAAGAGATTCGGCACCCTGATTCCCCTGATGGGTTGGTGGTAGCAGCAGCCAATAACCGGGCGTTCGCCGCTCGTTTTATTGGGGAATTCAGATTAGCACTGGCAAAGGTCAGGGGGAAAAATGGGCGTCGTTAAAATTTCAGACTACAGGCCGCCTCAGGAGGCCGTGGAGCGGAAAGTGGCGAGTCTTGATGATGGGTATATGCGCATCGCTACCAGCATCGGAAAGCTCAAGCCAAAACTGAAGCTTGCAGGGCGTGAACATCAGGTACTGGATGCCGTTATTTACTGCACATTTGGATGGAATAAATCCGAGGACAGGATAACGAATACCTACCTGGCAGAAGTTACCGATCTGGATGACTCAGACGTGGCGGCGGCGCTGAATGTCCTTGCTGAGCGGAACATCATAAACCTCAGGAAAGTCGGCGGTTTTAAGCTGGTAAGTGTCAACGTCAACATCGACAAATGGCAGCTAAATAAGACCAAAAAAATAACACCCAAAAAGTTGGGCGAAACCACCCAACAAGTTGGGCGAAAACGGGTTTCAAGTTGGGCGGAATCACCCGACACCCTAAACAGTCTTACCAAAGACAATATAAAACCCCCCCTTACCCCCCAGGGGGAAGAGGCGCAGGAATTTAAACCTGAAAAGCGAAAGGCCGATCGCACTGACTACCAGGCATTCCTTCAGGCTTACAACGAAGAGGTCGGCGAGCTACTCCCGCATGCTGTAGCGCTGAGTGACACCCGCAAGCGCCGACTGAAGAAACTCATCCCACAACTTAAAACACCCAACGTTGAAGGCTGGCGAGCCTACGTGAAAGCGTTTGTCTCACAGGCCAAGCCGTTTTACTTTGGACAAAACGACACTGGCTGGGCGGCGGATATTGATTACCTGCTACGTGATAAAACACTGCTGGGTGTTCGTGAAGCTAAATTTGCTGACAAGGGGATGCAATGAGACAGGATATCGAAGCCAGTGTAATCGGCGGACTGCTCATTGGCGGACTTACACCATCGGCCAGTGAAGTTCTGGCGACACTCCCGGCAGAAGCTTTCTCGATCCCCGTCTACCAGAAAGCCTACAAAGTCATCCAGAAACACGCCGCGGTGCGAAACCTGATTGACGGCCTGATGGTTGCCGAGGAGTGCGGGGAAGGGCATTTCGCTGACATCATGGAAACCGCCAGATCATGTCCGAGCGCCGCAAACCTGAAAGGCTACGCCGGGATGGTATCGGAGGCATATCAGCGCCGACTCGTTTTACAGCTTATGGACGAGATGCGCGGGCCTATCAGCAACGGAACGCTGGATGCCTCAACGCAGGCAATGGATGAGCTGGTAAAGCGTCTTGGGGCTATCAGGAAGCCGCGGCATCAGGTGCAGCCGGTACGCCTTGGGGATGTGCTGGATGATTACGCCGAAACGCTTGAGAGGCGCCTGAAGAACGGTGAAGAGTCGGACACCATGAAGACCGGTATCGATGAGCTGGATGCTATCACCGGGGGAATGAACGCTGAAGACCTTGTGATCATCGCTGCACGGCCCGGTATGGGTAAGACGGAACTGGCGCTGAAGATTGCCGATGGTGTGGCTAACCGACAGCTTCCCGGTACTGACCTGAAACGCGGCGTGCTGATTTTCAGCATGGAGATGAGCAAGCTTCAGATTGCGGAGCGAAGCATTGCCGGTTCGGGAAACATCTCTGTGAGTGTACTGCGTAACCCGGCGAAGATGGACGACGAAGGCTGGGCGCGGGTATCAAACGGGATTTGTCATCTTGCTTCGCTGGACGTCTGGCTGGTTGATGCATCAAAACTCACCGTTGAAGAAATCCGGGCAATCGCGGAACGGCACAAGCAGGAGCACCAACACCTTTCGCTCATCATGGTTGACTACCTTGGCCTGATTGAGAAGCCAAAGGCAGACCGTAACGACCTGGCTATCGCGCACATTTCCGGAAGCCTGAAGGCGATGGCGAAAGACCTTAAAACGCCGGTTATCTCGCTCAGTCAGCTATCACGTGATGTAGAGAAACGCCCCAACAAGCGCCCCACAAACGCAGACTTGCGCGACTCGGGCAGCATTGAGCAGGACGCCGACTGCATCATCATGCTCTACCGTGAAGCTGTCTACGACGAGAACAGCCCCGCCGCGCCGTTTGCTGAAATCATCGTGACAAAGAACCGCTTCGGCACCCTCGGAACCGTCTACCAGCGTTTCGGTAATGGTCACTTCATGGATTGCGACCAGGACGAAGCCCGGCAGAAATGCATGGAAACCCACGCATCTAAGTCCGGCGGGAAACGGTACGCAAAAGGAGCTGACGTATGAGCAATCAACCAACCTGACCAGGCCACTAACTCAGTGGCCTTTTTTACGCCAACAAACAATCAATCAACTATCCGATTCGCTCATTGAGTGAGGTCGGTCTGTGGGAGAAATACAGCATGGAAAATAACAACAAACACCTTGTTCGTGTTGGACACGAATTTGCAGCGGCTATGAGTGACGACACTCCGATTATCACCATAGCAAAGATGGTCACAGAGCTGGCGAGTGCGCTGGACGTGCAGACGGCGCGTAGTGAAGCGCTGGCGGCTGAGAATGCGGCCCTTAAACATGCCATGTCAGTAACCCTGGAACACGTATCAGTAATGGACACCGGACAAGCTGGCGTCGCTGCGATGATCATCAACGATGCCTTGCATAACAGTGAAACTCCGGCAACCGACGCATTCCTGGCGGAAATACGGGCGCAGGGCGTTGAGCTCGTCGCGGATCACCTCGAAACACTGCGACCTCACCTGACGTTCAGCCCTAACTCGATCCGTGATTACGCCGCACAAATCCGCAGCGGTATGTTTGACGACGCGCAGCGCGGTAACAGCAATGGAGGTGCGTTGTGAAACCAGTAATTGCGGTTTGGTTCTCATGCGGGGCCGCCAGTGCTGTGGCAGCGAAGCTAACGATTGATAAATATGGCTCTACCCACACCATCCGCGTTTTGAATAATCCTGTGGCAGAGGAAGACGCGGACAACGTCAGGTTTCTGCGCGACGTTGAAAAATGGTTAGGGGTCAAAATCGAAACCGTGGTCAATCCGATGTTCCCGAACGGCAGTGCGGTAGAGGTCTGGGATCATCAACGGTACATGTCTGGCATCGCTGGAGCTCCATGCACTCGAGCACTGAAAAAACTGGCACGCAAGTATTGGGAGCAGGGGAATCGGTGTGATCATGTGGTTCTCGGATTTACTGCTGACGAGACTCATCGCGCAGATAATTTCGTCAAGAATGAACGCCATGACCTGCTGCCGGTATTGATAGAAGCTGGACTGACCAAAGGCGATTGTTTTATGCGTCTATTTGAGGCGGGAATTGAATTGCCGCGTATCTATCGCATGGGGTATCCAAACGCCAACTGTATTGGATGTGTAAAAGCCACTTCTCCAACATACTGGAATCACGTAAGAAAAGTTCACCCAGAGATATTCCAGCAGCGTGCGGATCAATCCCGCAGGCTGGGTGCTCGACTGGTCAGATATCAGGGAGAGCGCTTATTTCTGGATGAGTTACCCGCAAATGCCACAGGTAAGCCGATGAAAGACATGGATTTTGAATGCGGCATATTCTGCCAGTCAAGTGAGGACCACGCAGCATGAACACAACCGAACTTATCGCCACCATCAAACCCGACCTCGTGATGCTATGTGACAGCGAAGAAATGACAGCTGAGCGTCACGCTGCACTATCCCGCATCGTTGAGCAATTGACTCCGCCAAATTTGCTGGCGCTGGTAGAGGCGCTGGAGAGTGCGCAGCGGAAAATCGTAGAACTGGAGGCGAGGGCGGTGAGCGTGAATATTCCGCGCTACGACCTCGATATGAGCGGTTGCGATTCATGTGGGCAGGACTGCGGCGCTGATATGTCAGAAGAGCCTGACGGCGATTACGTGCTGCTTACTGATGTTGTGGAGAAGCTCGTCGCCGCTGGCATCAAATGCGAAGTGAAGGGGGAGTAATGACGCTTTGGAAACGAGAGGGGGAGTGGCGGTGTTGGTCATGCCAGCAGTGGGTTAGCGGCAACGAGCTATCTAACGCCGACGGTTTTTGTCCGCATTGTGACGCTGAAATGGACACTAGCGACGCCCCATATACTAACGAGTCTGAGGACTAACCCATGACATTCACCAAAGAACGCATCATCGAAGAATTGAAAGCTTCAACGCAGAACGCCAGCGGGATGTTTGAAATCAACGAGGATACGATTTGCGCGCTGATGGAGCTACTGGAGTCCCGCGCAGATGCGGATCAGCACATACGCAGGGAAGTTAACGTTGGCGGTAACACGTGGGTTCAGTGTTCAAATGCCGCGTTCGAAAAAGCAAAGTCGGAGGGTAAGCACGTTCGCGAGCTTTATGAACGACCGCAGCCCGCGCCGGTAGTGCCTGATGATGTTCCTGAGTGGTTGAAGGACCGGCTTCTGACAATCTGTGACGTTGTTGATGACAACGACGAATATTGTCAGGACATTTGGAACGCCTGCCGCGCCGCCATGCTTCAGGGAGGTAAATAATGAATCATGCATTCGACACTAAAGCTTTAGAACTATCGCGTCAGGCCATTGCGTTGTTTTTCGAGCCAATGCCTGGTGTGCAGTTGCAGGCAAAAATCCAGAACCTTTTCATTGCTGCCATGGAGTTCGCGGCGCCAGCAGTACAGGAGGGCCAACCTGTAAGCCAGCCTTACACGTTGCCTGAATGGATACCGTGCAGCGAGCGGATGCCTGAAGATGGAGAGCATGTCATTGTTTTCCATCCTGGTGATGGAGTTATGCAAATAACTTTCTTCTTCGCATATGGGAAATGGTGGGATGCTGCTGAGGATGACAGTGGGCGAGCTAAATCGTATTTCACCCACTGGATGCCGCTACCAGCACCCCCCTTTAGTTGAGAGAAAATTAGTAGCTATTTATAACTGACCATCACTTTTAAATCCTTACCTATTTCGGTGAGTGATTTCTGAACCTGGGTATATTCAGATGGAGGGGTTATGTTGCTGACTCCCTCTATAGTGGATGCAATAAGATTCAAATTTCTTGAGGCTTCCCGGACATTTTTGTATTGAGGAAGTAAACGCAGGCTGGCAAACACACCATAAAGCGGGACAGCATGGGATTTTGATTGCAGTAAAGCTGAAACATACTTGATTTCTTGAACAACTTCACTTTTTGCGCTGAGGTTTAGTATCTTGTTTTGCTCTCGTAAAAGAAGGGCCGAAACCAAACCTAAATGTTCCTTAAATGAAATATAAGGGTCCAGGATGCATTTTATTAAAATCTGACCAGTTACTAATACTGAAACTCCAGTAGTTATTGTAAGAAAGAACGAGGCGTTCATATTTCTTCGATCCAGTTATTAATTTATCAAGATATCGTAATCTATAGGTTACTTATTAAGCTAGCTTAAAATTAAGCTTTTCAAGGAGGACTAATTGCAAATCGACCTGGTGAAACATCCGGGCGGCGTATTTTCTCCAGCATCAGACAGTGACCTCGAACGACTCCAGCGATTCAAAAACGGCGAGACGTACACAGCCGAAATCAAGTTAACCAGACACCCCGCGCATCATCGTAAAGCCTTTGCATTCTTCCAGTTCTGTTTCGACCACTGGTCAGCGGAACACTCTGGTTATGAATGCTCAGACGAACACACGCAGAAAGAAGAATTCCGGAAGAACTTAACCATTCTTGCCGGATTTTTTGACGTGGTAACGACGATACGCGGGGAGACGAAAGTCAGGGCTAAAAGTCTGGCTTATTCCTCCATGGATGGCGACGAATTCGCCAGGTGTTATTCAGCGCTGATCAACGCCGCCATTAAGCACGTATTCGCCGGAACTACCGACCCGGCAATTTTAAACAGGCTCCAATCATTTTTTTGAGGTGATTATGGCTGATCTTCGAAAAGCAGCTCGCGGTCGCGAATGTCAGGTGCGTATTCCGGGCGTTTGCAACCACAACGACGAGACATCTGTACTGGCGCATATTCGTCTGTCCGGAATATGTGGAACGGGAATCAAACCACCCGACCTGATTGCAACAGTTGCTTGTTCTTCCTGCCACGATGAAATAGACAGGCGGACCCGCATTGTTGACGCCGAATATGCAAAGGAGTGCGCACTGGAGGGAATGGCAAGGACTCAGGTTATGTGGCTGAGGGAGGGGCTGATAAAGGCATGAATGAATACCGCATAAAGTTGCCGTGGCCACCGAGCAATAACCGATACTGGCGACACTCCCGAGGCATCCACTACATCAGTGACTGGGGGAAGCGATACCGACAAGAAGTAATCGAAATAATCAAAAAGCACCAACTAGATATAAAAATAACCCCTCGCATCAAAATCACCATCCATGCAGCACCTCCCGATAACCGCAAACGCGACTTGGACAACTTACCCAAAGCCGTTTTTGACGCGCTAACCAGCGCGGGCTTCTGGCTGGATGACGGTCAGATAGACGATATGCGACTTAAGCGCTGTCAGGCGATTAAGGGCGGAATGCTGGTTCTGGTGGTGACTGAGTTATGCGAGGGGTTGCCGATTATTACCGATGTACTGGAGGCGGAATGAGCATCAACACTGCATACCAAATCGGCTACGTCATTTTACTCGCTGTCTGGCTAATTCGGCACCACATCTACAGCAGGCGGCAACAATGACACGCGACCAAATCAACCGCTACGAGCGTGAATGCGTGAACCGCGCAGGCGTAAATCTCAACCGGCGCAATCCGGGCGACGACACCGCACAGCGACTGATCCGCAACATTGAGCGTCGCAAATCGGCATCCAAATCTAAACAGGCAGCAGGAGAGTAACCATGACGGCCCAGTATCTGGAATACGTTCGCCAACAACTAATAGCTGCTACAGCAGACCTTAGCGGATCAACAAAAGGGCAATTAATGGCATGGCTGGAAAACGCTCAGTTCGACACCAAAACATTCAAGCGCAGGAAGCCACGCATTAAGGACGCGGATACAGGCCGATGGATTACACTCGACAACCCGCCGATACCCGGCAAGCAGTCCCACGCCAAAGGCTCGCATATTCCTCTGGTTCAGCCAGTAGAATTCTGCACAGCATCATGGCGTAGGGCTGTAATGACTCTCGATGAACACCAGAAAGCGTGGCTTTTGTGGAATTACAGCGAGAGCATCAGTTGGGAATATCAGATGGAAATAACCCAATGGGCATGGGCAGAGTTCAAATCTCAACTTGGAGCACGGAAGATTGCTGGTAAGACTCTGGATAGGCTGAAAGCGCTAATCTGGCTGGCAGCGCAGGACGTTAAGGCTGTGATATCAGGTAAGAATGCCTATGAGTACCAGACGCTGGCGGAATTGGTCGGCGTCACGCCGAAAAACTGGTCCGAAACATTTACTGATAGATGGATTCTGATGAAAAAAATTATCACTAAATTGGATGCGGATGCATTATTGCAATTATCGCGATCACGTTCACAGCAAAAGGCGACATATTTAGACCAAAGTATTGCAAAACTGGATTCAAACGGCTATATTTAGCGTAAATCTGATATGTTGCGATTATTGTATATTCCTCATTTCAGATTGGTGGTGAGATAACAGAGGCGGCTCTCATCACCGATCCCGCCTAGTTGGTCTAGCTACGTGTTTGCGTAACGACTCCAATCATCGCAGGCTGAGAGGTCTGCAAGAGTTGAAGCAGTACTGGTTGCGAGAGTGACCATTGAAGCCCTGAGTTAATAGCTCGGGGCTTTTTTATTGGTGAAAACTGGTAAGAGCATTAGGCAGACGGCAATCCGCATTCCCCGAATAGCACAGATGCGAAAGGTTGATGCGGAATTGTGACGACGCTCGTCAGTGCTCTTTCCAGTTTTCGTCACGTTAGCGACTTTGCGGTGATTTAGAAACTGACCACAAAGATAAATGCAAACGATGAACAATTCCTGGCAGTAGCTTAACGGCTAAACACCAGTGAGGTCTTCCGACTCCTCATCAACGAATTCGGTGCAGTGGCCCGCTGTGATTAATAATGGGCACCCAACAGGCAAGAGCATTGAGAACCACCGAGACTGCCCGAAAGGAAGGTAAGTCCGTGCAAACGTCATGCAGTGCTCTTTCCGTTGTGGTGAATGCGCAGGCTGATGCGCTGGTTTAGGGTGAGCGGTTTCCCATGCCTTTCCGGACTCGAGCGGAAAAACTGATTCACTAAGGGTAGGCAATGCCGGAGAACAGCACCGGCCACCACACATTCTCATCATTAACTGAGCCGAATAACCCCTACATTCGGCTCATCACGACATTTCTGAAAGCGCTCTACCTTAAACACCAACCAGTCGAATCCCCTCATCTTCCTTGCGTGGTTAACGGGGTAGAGCGCTGCCACAAATAAAAAACCCAGCACTATGGCTGGGCTTCGTGAATGAGCGGCATGAATTGTTAGCGCAACTCACGCCTGATCTGCTCATGTTTCCGGTCACGAACAAATCAAAGAATCACGTATTCAACGTATCTCGGATTTGTTCAGTGGACTATCTCTTCAAATCTTAAATTGAACAAATCCTCCTTAACCGGAGGTAGGTATGAAAAACATGGCAGATAAAGCGACCACTGCCGCAGCTTACACCACGTCTACAGCAACATTTCTTGCCGGGAGCATGTCATTGAATGAATGGCTAGCACTTGGTGGTTTCGTGCTGGCGGTGATCACCTTTGCCATCAACCTACATTACCAGCGCAAGCGTGACCGCCGTGAAGAAAACGCCTGGAAGTTGCAGTATGGAGAACGGCGAAATGAGTCAAATAATCCCCCTGCTTAACTTTGAAGAAGGTTACAAAGAGAAGCCCTACATCGACACCGAAGGTTATCCAACGGTCGCCTGCGGTATAAAGATTGGCCCAAAGGGCGCGGCGCTGAGTAACTACACCTTCACCGTGCCTCGTAATGTAGGCGACGTCTGGTTGGAAAGTTTTGTTAACACCACCATTGTGAAGATGAATACTAACCCGGCGATTGTTTCTGCATTAAAAGCATCTAACGGCCCGCGCCGCGACATCCTTATCAGCATGGCGTATCAGATGGGCGTAAATGGCCTGGCTGGATTTAAGAACACGCTGGCGATGATTGCTGATGGCAATTTCTCCGGCGCGGCCAACGGCATGCTCTCCAGTGTATGGGCTAAACAAACCCCCAACCGCGCAAAGCGTCACGCAGAAGTAATGCGCACCGGTGACATGAAAGCCTATGAAGGATTACTCAAATGAAAATCCGACTCGTAGACGACTGGCGTCACTGGTGGCGATGGAACTCCACGAAAGTGATCGTCGCTTTAGGTGCGCTGCCAACAATCTGGTTTGAGCTGCCTCCGGAGTGGAAGGCTGAAATACCGTCAAGCTGGATGCGGGCAGGCGCGATTATCCTGATGATCATCGGCGTTCTGTCCAGGATGACATTGCAAAAGCCACCGGAGAAGAAAGATGGGAACGATTGAGTTAATCCTCTCTGGCCTGCTGGCGTTCGCACTTGCTGTGCTGGGTGCTTTTGGTATAGGTCGCAGTGGTGGCAAACGAGATGCAGAGCAGAAAGCTGAAGCTAAGCGTATCGACGAATACATTCAGGCAACCAAAGCAGTCACTGAAAAGCGCATTGAAGCATCGAAAGGAGCCGCAGATGTTCAGCAGAGTGTTAACCGTATGCCTGATGATGATGTTGATCGCGAGTTGCGCGAAAACTGGACCCGCAAAACCTGAGGTCATTGATACCGCCTGTGACTGGGTTAAGCCCATTTACGCGACGGATAATGACTGGACCGTGCTGGACAAGCAGACGAAGAGAGACATTCTGGCGCACAACAAGGCATGGGTTAAAAACTGCGGGACCAATCAATGAAGAAGCGAGAGCGTCAGATAACCGCACTCTACGGCTTCTCGCTTATTCGTGACGACATTCTGAAGCAAGACTACCCACCAAAGCTAACCGCGACGCAATCAGTCATAGCATTCCTGCATTACACGGTAGACCTGATAGCGATGTTCATTCTTGTAGGTTGCGCAGCAGGCCTGTTCATCTGGTCATCACAGTATCTTTAATGGAGTAATTCATGTCGCTTAAAAAAGGCCGCAGCAAAAAGGTAATCGGTCAGAACATCGCAACCGAAATCAAAGCCGGTAAGCCAAAGGATCAGGCTATCGCCATCGCTATGGATAAGGCTGGAAAGAAGCCATCACCAACAAATGATCCGTCAAAGCCTGACGGTATCCGTGGTAAGAAAAAATCAAAGAAAGGGGCTAAGTAATGGCAATCACTCAAATCCAGACAGCAACAGCAGGTTCCATTGCAGCTCTAGTTCCTGTGGTGAAATCTCACATCGCTGCATCTCGCTTCCCTAATGGTGGGCTGATCGGCGTTCACGCTACTCCTAGCAAAACCGAATACTTCCAGGTGGTAGCGGTCGGCGGTACAACTGCGACGGATTACGACATCGTGGTAAGCCAGGATCGCGCCGACTTCACCAATAAGTGCAATGCGAAGATTACCGCAGGTTTCCTGCCTTTGGGTGACATGAGCGTCATTCAGATGGGGCCAGGTCGAACCTGCGAATATGCACAAGCATTCACTAAGGCGTAATGAACTATGGGTGACACAGAAAATAAAGGTGGTCGCCCCTCTGATTATATGCCGGAGGTGGCTGATGACATTTGTGCGCTGCTTGCCTCTGGCGAGAGTCTGCGCAAAGTTTGCGAGCGACCTGGAATGCCGAGCAAAACATCAGTTTTCCGCTGGCTGGCAGAACATCAGGAGTTTCGTGACCAGTACGCGAAGGCTACAGAGACCCGAGCCGATGCAATTTTCGAAGAGATGTTCGACATCGCTGATGACGTGATCCCTGATTCTGCCGAGGTTGCAAAGGCGAGGTTGCGAGTTGACACCCGGAAATGGGCGCTAGCTCGAATGAACCCCCGCAAGTATGGCGACAAGGTTACCAACGAACTGGTAGGCAAAGACGGCGGCGCCATCCAGATTGAAACCTCACCAATGAGTACGCTATTCGGCAAATGACTACGATCAACCCTATCTTCCAACCGTTCATCGAGGCGCATCGCTATAAAGTCGCCAAGGGTGGTCGAGGTAGCGGTAAGTCGTGGGCCATTGCCCGGCTCCTCGTTGAAGCGGCTAGGCGTCAGCCAGTGCGCATCCTGTGTGCTCGTGAGCTGCAGAACAGTATCAGTGACTCGGTGATCCGCTTGCTTGAGGACACCATTGAACGTGAAGGATATGCGGCAGAGTTTGAAATCCAGCGCTCGATGGTCAGGCATCTGGGTACCGGCGCGGAGTTCATGTTCTACGGCATCAAAAACAACCCGACCAAGATTAAATCCCTTGAGGGGATCGACATCTGCTGGGTTGAAGAGGCCGAGGCAGTAACGAAAGAGTCGTGGGATATTCTGATCCCGACCATCCGAAAGCCGAACTCTGAAATCTGGGTCAGCTTCAACCCGAAGAACATACTCGACGATACCTATCAGCGTTTCGTTGTCGATCATCCTGACGATATCTGCCTGCTGACCGTTAACTACACCGATAACCCGCATTTCCCCGAAGTACTTCGGTTGGAGATGGAGGAGTGCAAACGGCGTAACCCCACTCTGTATCGTCACATCTGGCTCGGTGAGCCGGTAAGCGCAAGCGATATGGCAATCATCAAGCGCGAATGGCTGGAAGCTGCCACAGACGCGCACAAGAAGCTCGGATGGAAAGCGAGAGGGGCTGTCGTTGCTTCTCACGATCCGTCAGACACCGGGCCGGATGCTAAAGGTTATGCCATGCGTCATGGTTCGGTGGTCAAGCGCATCGCTGAGCCGCCAGAGCAGGTGGACGTTAACGATGGCGCTGACTGGGCTACCGGACTGGCAATTAACGACGGTGCCGATCACTTCCTCTGGGATGGTGACGGTCTCGGTGCCGGGCTGCGTCGGCAAATTACTGACTCGTTCTCAGGTAAGAAAATCACAGCGACCATGTTCAAAGGCAGCGAATCGCCTTTCGATGAAGATGCGCCGTATCAGTCTGGAGCATGGGCTGATGAAGTGGTCCAGGGCGACAACATCCGCACCATTGGTGACGTGTTCCGCAATAAACGCGCGCAGTTCTATTACACGCTTGCCGACAGGCTTTATCTGACGTACCGCGCCGTTGTGCATGGCGAGTATGCAGACCCAGATGGCATGCTTAGTTTCGACAAGGAAGCTATCGGCGAGAAGATGCTGGAGAAGACATTCGCTGAACTCACGCAGATCCAGCGCAAATTTAACGGTAACGGCAAGCTTGAGCTGATGACTAAGGTCGACATGAAGCAGAAGCTCGGCATCCCGTCACCTAACCTGGCCGACTCCCTGATGATGTGCATGCATTGTCCGGCGATAGCGCCAGAAGAAACGGATATCTACGTTCCCTCATCCTCCGGTTGGTAAACATGGCAGAGACATTAGAGAAAAAACATGAGCGCGTCATGCTCAGGTTCGACCGCGCCTATTCGCCGCAGCAGGACGTGCGCGAGAAGTGTGTCGAAGCTACTCGCTTTGCCCGCGTTCCCGGTGGGCAGTGGGAAGGTGCGACGGCGGCTGGAACCAAGCTTGATGACCAGTTTGAGAAGTACCCGAAGTTTGAGATCAACAAAGTAGCCACTGAGCTTAACCGCATCATCTCCGAGTACCGGAATAACCGTATAACCGTCAAGTTCCGCCCGGGTGACAGCGAGGCAAGCGAAGAGTTAGCCAATAAGCTGAATGGCCTTTTCCGCGCTGACTATGAAGAGACGGACGGCGGTGAGGCTTGCGATAACGCATTCGACGATGCGGCAACCGGCGGCTTTGGATGCTTCCGCCTGACATCGATGCTGGTTAACGAATACGACCCGATGGATGAGCGCCAGCGCATCGCTATTGAGCCTGTTTACGATCCGTCACGCTCAGTATGGTTCGACCCTGACGCGAAGAAGTACGACAAGTCAGATGCTCTTTGGGCGTTCTGCATGTACTCGCTTTCACCAGAAAAGTATGAGGCAGAGTACGGTAAGACACCCCCTTCATCCCTCGATACCACCACAATTACCAGCTGGGAATATGACTGGTTCGCGCCGGAAGTCGTTTACATCGCCAAGTATTACGAGGTACGCAAGGAGTCTGTTGACGTAATCAGCTACAGGCAGCCGATCACAGGCGAGATAGCCACTTACGATAGCGACCAGATCGAGGACATCGAGGATGAACTGACTGATGCAGGATTCGTTGAGGTGGCCCGGCGCTCTGTTAAGCGTCGCCGCGTCTATGTTTCTGTGGTCGATGGCAAGAACTTCCTTGAGAAGCCACGCCGTATCCCTGGTGAGCACATCCCGCTTATTCCGGTTTATGGCAAGCGCTGGTTCATTGACGATATCGAACGCGTTGAGGGCCACATTGCCAAAGCCATGGATCCTCAGCGCCTATATAACCTGCAGGTTTCGATGCTGGCTGATACAGCAGCACAAGACCCTGGCTCGACGCCTATCGTCGGCATGGAACAGATCAGGGGGCTTGAGAAGCATTGGGAGTCGCGCAATAAGAAGCGGCCAGCATTCCTTCCTTTACGCGAGGTAAAGAACAAGGCTGGAGATGTAATTGCACCGGCAACCCCGGCAGGCTACACGCAGCCAGCAGTGATGAACCAGGCATTAGCGGCTCTACTTCAGCAAACCAGCGCAGACATTCAGGAAGTGACTGGCGGCAGCCAGGCTATGCAGCAGATGCCAAGCAATATCTCACAGGAGACAGTCAGCAACCTGATGAACCGCTCAGACATGGCGTCATTCATCTACCTGGACAATATGGCAAAAAGCCTGAAACGTGCAGGGGAGGTGTGGCTGTCTATGGCACGTGAGGTTTACGGCTCGGATCGTGAGGTCAGGGTGGTTAACGACGACGGCACCGATGACATCGCGCTGATGAACGCGCAGGTAGTCGACCGGCAGACTGGCAATGTTGTCGCGCTAAATGACCTCTCAACCGGTCGTTACGATGTCACTGTTGACGTAGGACCAAGCTATACCGCCCGGCGTGATGCGACCGTTTCTGCTCTCACTCAGGTTCTGCAAACCATGTTACCGCAGGACCCGATGCGCCCGGTTATTCAGGGAATCATTCTGGACAACCTGGACGGCGAGGGGATGGACGACTTCAAAGAGTTCAACCGCAAGCAGCTGCTTACGTCTGGCGCTATTAAGCCGCGTAACCAGAAAGAGCAGCAGATTGTTCAGCAGGCTCAGGCCGCACAGCAACAACAGCCAAACCCTGAAATGGTCGCAGCAATGGCGCAGGACAAACTGGCTAATGCTGAGTTACAGAAAGCCGCCAACGAGCAGGCCGATATTCAGGTTAAGGCCTTCAAAGCTCAGACAGATGCTCAGGTGGCCGCCGCTAAAGTGGTAGAGATACTCGCATCAGCAGACAGCAAGCAGAAAGAAGATATCCGAGAGGCGCTGAAGCTCCTAAGTCAATTCCAGCAACAGCAAGGCGATAACGCTCGAGCTGATGCTGAGTTAGTCCTGAAAGGTCAGGCACAGGGTCATTCAGAGCGAATGGATATCACAAATCTCTTTAAAACATCACAGTCACCGGCAGACTCAATGCCGAGTTAATCAGGAGTAAACAATGGAAAGCGAACTGATCATCGACGGTCAGGTTATTGACCTGTCTGAAAAACAGGAATCAGCCGAAGAAGTGACCACTGAACAGCAGCCTGAGGAGAATGTCCAGGTGCCCGCTGAAGAGGTGGAAACCGAAGGTGAGAAGGCCGAAGAGCAGCCGGAAGAATATTCCCTGCGTGTCGGTGATGAAGAAATCTCCCTGACGGAAGAGGATGACGATCACGTTGATGGTCAGCCTGCACCGCAGTGGGTGAAAGACCTCCGCAAGAACAACCGCGAAAAAGATAAAGAGTTACGGGAACTGCGCCGCCAGCTTGAGCAGGTTCAATCCAGGCCAGCAGAGCAGCAACCACAGCAGCAATCGGACGTTATTCCGCCCAAGCCGACCCTTGAATCATGTGATTACGACGAGGTGGCATTTGAACAGGCAGTGACTGATTGGCATGAGAAAAAGAGCCGTGCCGAGCAGCAGAAGCAGCAGCAGGAACGTCAGCAGCAAGAATTGCAGGAACGCTACAACCAACGCATCGCAAAGCATCAGGAACGTGCAGCCAAACTCCCTGTGAAAGATTATGCAGAGACAGAGGCAATCGTTCGTAATGAGTTGCCTTCGGTACATCAGAGCATCCTAATTCATGCAGCAGACGAGGGTTCAGAGCTGATCGCCTATGCGTTAGGTAAGAACCCACAACTACGCCAGCGTGTAGCCGCTGAGACAGACCCAATTCGCGCAGCATTCCTCTTAGGCCAGATTAGCAAGCAAGTAATCCTTGCGCCGAAGCCTAAGAAAGCCATCAAACCAGAGCCGGAAGTTCGAGGTGGCGGAGCTGATGCGAAACAAGACGACTTCAACAAACTCTGCCCCGGCGCAACAATCGAATAGGAAAAGCTAAATGGCTACCACTAACAAGCTCGACAGTAACGTCAGTCAAATCGTTCTCAAAAAATTCCTGCCGGGCTTTATGTCTGACTTAGTTCTGGCAAAAACCGTAGACCGTCAGTTGCTGGCAGGTGAGATCAACTCCAGTACCGGCGACAGCGTAAGCTTCAAGCGTCCGCACCAGTTTGCATCAGTGCGTACTCCAACCGGTGATATCTCCGGGCAGGCGAAGAACAATCTGATCTCTGGCAAAGCGACAGGTAAAGTTGGCAACTACATCACCGTGGCCGTGGAATACGGTCAACTGGAAGAAGCCATCAAGCTTAATCAGTTAGACGAGATTCTGGCTCCGGTCCGTGAACGAATCGTCACCGACCTTGAGACTGAACTAGCCAAATTCATGATGAACAATGGCGCTCTGTCTCTCGGATCACCCAACACCCCGGTCAATAAATGGTCTGATGTGGCGCAAACCGCTTCATTCCTGAAAGACCTGGGTGTGGAAAAAGGTGAAAACTACGCGGTTATGGACCCATGGTCAGCGCAGCGTCTGGCTGATGCCCAGTCAGGCCTTCATGGCAGCGATCAGTTGATTCGCACTGCATGGGAAGATGCGCAAATTTCTGGAAACTTCGGTGGTATCCGCGCGCTGATGTCAAACGGTCTGGCGTCTCGCACTCAGGGCGCATTTGGTGGCACACTGACTGTATCTAGCACCCCAACCGTTACTTACGATGCGGTGAAAGATACCTACCAATTCCAGGTTACCCTGGCTGGCGCAACGGCATCGGTCACTGGCTTCCTGAAGGCTGGCGATCAGATTAAATTCACAAGCACCTATTGGCTGCAGCAGCAGACCAAGCAAGTTCTGTATAACGGCTCTACGCCGATCAGCTTCACGGCGACCGTCCTGGCTGATGCCAACTCTACTGCCGGTGGTGCTGTAACTGTGACGCTGTCTGGTGTACCGATTTACGACACAACTAACCCGCAGTACAACTCAGTCAGCCGCGCCGTGACATCTGGCGATGCTGTGACGGTGATTGGCACCGCAGGGCAGACGATGAAGCCGAACCTGTTCTACAACAAATACTTTGTTGGTCTTGGTACGATCCCGCTGCCTAAGCTGAACAGCATCGACTCAGCCGTCGCGACTTACGAAGGCTTTTCTATCCGCGTTCACAAGTACGCTGACGGCGATGCCAACGTTCAAAAAATGCGTTTCGACCTGCTGCCAGCCTATGTGTGCTACAACCCGCATATGGGCGGGCAATTCTTCGGTAATCCGTAATCATAGGGGCTTAGGCCCCTTTCTTTTTTGAGGTGATGATATGGACCGTATGAGCGTATTCCTTCCCGCCGATAACGAAGCCGGGCATGTGCAGGCGGTTATCGTAAAGAAAGATTTCCCGATTTACGAAAAGCTCGGCTTTGTTACGTCTGTTGACGATCTGAAGCCAGCCACCAAACGCGGACGTAAGGCGGCAGAAAATGGCGATGACACTGACAAAGGGTGAGATCGTATTGTTTGCCCTGCGCAAGTTTGCAGTGGCGTCCAATGCAACACTGACTGACGTTGAGCCGCCATCAATGGAGGATGGCGTCAACGACCTGGAAGACATGGCTGAAGAGTGGCTGATTAACCCGGGTGACATTGGCTATCAATTCTCGGCAGAGAGTGAGACGCCACTGCCTGACGATGACGCTGGGATCCCCCGGAAATACAAACACGCTGTCGGCTATCAGCTTCTGCTTCGCATGATGTCCGACTATAGCCTTGAACCTTCTCCGCAAATTCTTACCAACGCACAGCGGTCATACGATGCACTGCTTACTGACACTCTCGTCGTGCCTTCAATGCGGCGGCGCGGCGACATGCCTGTCGGTCAGGGCAATAAGTACGATGTTTTCACTGCTGATCGTTACTACCGTGGAGACCTGCCACCCATTGACGGAGATGTCCCAAATCCATAGGTGAGCAAATGCCGATTATACAAATCCCATTGATGAAGGGAACGGGTAAGGACTACCGCAACACTGACTATGTAGACTTTCTTCCCGTCAACATGCTGGCAACGCCTAAAGAAGTTGTTGGCGCGAATGGTTATCTTCGCTCGTTTCCCGGCCTGGAAAAGTTATTTGATGTAGCAGGTCCGTCAAGGGGGGCAATGTACAACAGCAATCAGGATGTTGTTTACAGGGTATGTGGAGATAAGCTCTATCGCTCCGATGTTGCGATAGGGGACGTCAAGGGAGTAGGTCGCGTTAGTATGGCTTGTAGCTATAACAGCCAGGCGGTAGGTGCTAACGGTACGATGACACTCTTCCGTTATGATCGGACGCAAAAAACCCTCTCCAACTGGTCTGATGAAAGTGGGTTCACGCAGTACGATTTGGGGAATTTGCGAGACCTTTGCCGCAACCGATCACGCTACGTATGGAGCAAGGACGGCTCAGACTCGTTCTTTGTTAGCGACCTTGACGATGAGTCTAAACCCGATCGCTATTCCGCACAGTATCGCGCAGAAAGTCAGCCAGACGGGATAATTGGCATTGATAACTGGCGCGATTTTGTCGTTTGCTTTGGCACGACAACGATTGAGTATTTTTCCCTTACTGGAAATGTAAGCGCGGCTGGAGTAGCGCTTTATCAGTCGCAACCATCGATGATGGTACAGAAAGGAATTGCAGGGACGTATTGCAAGGTAAAGTACGTAGACGCTCACGCTATTATAAGCCATCCCGCGACAGGATCACCATCCGTTTACCTTGTTAACTCAGGCTCTTATCAGACGCTGGCTACAACCCATATAGAGAAAATTCTGGCGTCTTATAGCCTTTCTGACTTGTCTTCAGGGTTTATGGAGGTGGTTAGGATCGAAGGGCATGAGCTTTTAGTTATTCACCTGCCAAAACACACCCTTGTTTATGATGGGTCAGTAACTCAAAACGGACCGCAGTGGTCAATATTAAAGACTGGATTAAACCATGAGGTATATCGCGCTGTAGACCTGGTTTACGAAAACAATCAGATCACATGTGGCGATAAAAATAGTGGCGTTGTCGGAAGACTCAACCCATCAAAAGCGCTTCAGTACGGTGAGCATCAGGAGCACATTCTCTATACGCCATTGTTTAAATCTGATAACTCCCGAATTTTTGATTTTGAGCTTGAGTCTTCTACAGGGTCAGAACAAGTAGCAGAAAAGCTTTTCATTTCCGCCACAACCGATGGCGTTAACTACGGAAGAGAGCAGATGATTAGCTGGGGCGCCCCTTTTCGATACGACCAGCGAGCGCTTTGGCGAAGGATTGGGCGCATAAGAAAAAACATAGGATTTAAGGTACGAGTTGTTACCGGCTCTCCGGTGACGCTATCTAATTGTCAGATAAGGATTGAGTGATGGCAGATCAGCCAAACAAAGTCACGGTTCAGGCAAGCAGGATAGACGCATCAATACTACCTCCTGGATTCTCTCTTCCGTATCGACTCTATGTAATTCAGCAAACTACTGATTTAAAGAATATTGCGGAAGGTACTAATGCGGCAAATGAGCTTGCATATCAGGCTGCTGTTAAGAATGAATCACAAGACGCTGAGCTTGCTAACCACGAAGAAAGGATCACTGCTCTTCGCGGCGATGTAGACGGACAAAACTCCCGGATTACAGCGAACACTAACGCAATAGCGCTTCTTGAAGTCAGGGTTACGACCGCTGAAGGAAAAATAATAACGCTTCAGAGCGACGTCTCTTACCTGCTCAGTGAAGTGGTATCCATCGAGGCGGATCTTGTATCTAAATCGACTGCGGCAAACCAGCAAGTACAGTCCGCTGGCGGGTCTCTTCTTGTTGGCAACGTCTTAGCCCCCACATCCGATAAATTTCAGGTTGCAGGAAGTATTAATGTGACCGGTGGATATAAAGTTTCCGGCCTTCAAATCATAGGAGCAAGGCAAACAGGTTGGACTACTGCTACCGGTACATCTAATAAGGGCGCATTTAACGCAGACCAAAATCCTGCTGTAAGTGCCACTTATCAGCAGTCAGAAATAGGAGCGATCCGTGATTTGCTTGTATATACCAGGCAGAGGGTAAAGGCGCTTGAAGAGGTTTTAAGAAATCATGGGCTAATAAACTAATGAAGATTCTAGACTCCGCGACAGGAGAGAAATTGATGCGCTTATGGGGCGTAGTTGATTGGGTTGACCCTGGTGCTGAGTACGCGTTGTGGGATGATTGCTGCGTTTTTGCTCTGGTTCAGCAGGATGATTTCGTTGACATCCATATGGCAATGGATCCGCTTAGACATAAAGAATGCCGCAAAGCAGGCGCCGAAATTTTGAGGCTTGTAGGCCATAATCGTTTGCGGGCTATCATCCTTCCTGACCGGGTAAAGGTCTGCAACTACGCTCGCCGCATGGGATTCGGTGAACGAACAACGCAAACACTAAAAACCATAGACGGGCGCGAAAGCGCCTTTTTTATTATGTGGCGCGAGCCGGGAGAATACGATGGGCGGAGCGATTAGCGGAATTGGCGGAGCAGTGTCTGGCGTAATCGGCGGCATTGGTGCGCATAAGGCTGCTAAACAGCAGCAGAAGTACCAGGACAAAGCGATGGGTCAACAGCGTGAGGGTTACCAAAACGCTGTTAATTGGGTTTCACCTTACGAGCAAGCAGGCCAGTCTGCATTAGCAGGACTTCAGGGCATTGCCGGACAGCCTATTGACAGAAATGCACTTCTTTCTAATTACTTCAATAGTGATGAGTTCGCACAGCTTTCAAATCAGGCAAGATATCAAAACCTTGCGTCCGCAGAGGCAACTGGCGGTCTTGGAACTACCGCTACCATAAACCGCCTCTCAAGCATTGCTCCTATGCTAGGGCAGAATTACCTGACAGACATGACCAATCAGCAGCAGAACATGTATGCGCAGTTGCTGGGTCTCTCCGGGCTTGGCGCTGAGTCTGCGAATGCGCTCGGTAACTATGCAATTGGGCAGGGTAACACCATGGCCGGGATGTACCAGCAGAAAGGTCAGATCATGGCCGGGAAAGCCGCATTGCCATGGCAGGTTGCGGCCAGCGCCAACAGCAGCATCAATAACGGGGTGGCATCTGATGTTAATCAGTTCACCGGTATGTTTGGCGGCATGATGGGTGGGAGTATGTTCTGATGGCTTTTCAGGGGCTTCAGGGGCTTGGTGGCCCCATCAATTATTACGACATGATCCCGGATTTTCGCCGCGAAGCTCTAATGGAAACCCAGAATCGCGTCGGTCAGCAGGCTGTAATTGAGTCGCAGATGAAAAACGCCCAGGCGCAGAAAGATAATCAGCGCCGGAATGCATTCTATGAGGCTATTCAAACCGCGACTCCTGAGCAGTTACCGGCACTGCGGCGTCAGTTCCCGGAGTTTGCTGAAAACATCCAGGCGGAGATAGGCGTTCAGGGTGCCGAGCATGCGGCGTTCGTTAACAGCGCTTTAAATAACCTTTCAGTAGCTGCCTCCAGCGGTAACCCGCAGCAGGTTCAGATGTCCCTGCAACAAAACGGCCCAGCTCTGGCGTCTCTGGGCGTATCTCCTGAACAAGCCATGCAACTGTACCAACAGGATCCTCAGCAATTTAATAGCCTACTTAATGCAACGCGCTTAGCTACTTTGCCAATGGATAAACAATTCCAGACTCAGCAGCAGCAACAGCAAATTGATGAAACTGCGCGTAGTAACAGGGCGGGAGAGGCACTACAGGCCAGGGGGCAGAACCTGTCCTATCAGTCGTCTATGACCGGACATAACCTCGCAGCTCAAAGGTTGGCACTTGACCAGCAAGAGTTCGGCTTAAAACTACAGCAGGCGCAAATGAAAGCACAGGAGCTGATTGATGGCGCTCCTGAGTTGTCCGTGAACATGGAAAAGGCCATTGAGAAATCGGTAAATGATGCGACTGCCAGCAATAACTCTGCTGATTCTATGTTGGCTTTGGCCCAACAATTCAGACAGGAAAAGCCAACTACAGGGCTATTCGGTAATGCCACCAACATGTTTGCCAAAGTTACCGGCACAGATACTGCTTTGCGTGATCTGCGTATCCGCCAAAATGCCCTGGTAAACAACCAGGTACTTCGATTCCTTCCTCCCGGCCCAGCTACCGACAGAGACGTTGAGATTGTGCGCCAGGGTGCTCCAACTGATATGGATAACCCTGAGGTAGTGGCGAGATGGCTTGAGGCTATGTCCAACCTTGAACGCCGCAGCGCTCAGTTTAATGACTTTAAATCTGAATGGATGAGTGCAAATGGCAATCCAGGACAGGCACGTAAAGGCGGTCAGATTTTGGGTATGGATATTCAGAAGGGGGAATCGCTGGGTAGCGCCGCTAAACGGTATATGGCGCAAACTCCGATTTCCTCCAGCACACCGACAAGATCAGCAGCCCAACCAGTAGCTCAACAACCAGCCGCTAAAACTGGCGGTGGATTCTCTTCACTATGGGGTGATTAATGGCTAAGGCATGGAAAGATGTTATTGCCTCTCAGCAATACCAGGCTTTGTCTCCTGAGCAAAAAAATCAGGCGCAGGAGCAATATTTTAACGAAGTGGTTGCTCCGCAGGCTGGCTCACAAGCTGAACAGGCACGACAGGCCTTCTATGCCGCTTACCCTGTTAACGATGTCGTGACAGAACCTAAACAGCAGCCTGGCGGAATGATGTCAGAGTTTGGTAATGCGGCGGCGGAAACCGGGCGAGGGTTGCTTCAGGCAGGCGTCAATGTCGCGAATATTCCTGCATCAATCGCTGATGCGGTAACGAGCGCCGGTGCATGGGCTGGCAAGCAGTTAGGAATTGGTGACGGAACTTATACCCCGGCGCCGCGTGTCACTACCACGGGACTTGAGCGTGATTTTAGCTTGCAACCTGGTACGCTAACACCGCAGACAACTGAGGCTAAAGTGCTGGCTGAGGCTTTGCCTTATCTGACACCTGTGGGAGTGGAGCGTGCCGCCGTTCAGGCTCCGTCGATGGCGGGACGGCTGGCTCAAGGGACGTCACGATTACTCGCTGAGAATGCCATTGGATCAGCGGCAGCAAATAGCGAACAAAACAACGCGCAGGCGCTAGCTACTGACCTTGGCGCTGGAGTTGTACTTGGTGGCGCTCTTAACGCTGTAGGGCGTGGTATTGGCGCGGCTTATCGTGGTATCAGGGGAGAGATGTCACCCGACGCACGTCAGGCGATCCAGTTTGCTGATTCCAATGATGTTCCATTGCATACAACTGACGTACTCCAGCCCAATTCCCGTGTTGGCCGCATGGCGCAGACTACTGCAGAAAACATTCCGCTCTTAGGCACAAGTGGCATGAGAGGCGCCCAGCAGGATGCCAGGAGCCAATTAGTTGACGAGTATGCTTCCCGATTTGGTGAGTATGATCCATCCATTGTGATAGGTAGCCTTAAAGCCAAAACAGAGGGAATAAAACGTGCTGCAGGAAGCCGTCTTGAGAAGGTTCAAACCGCTATGGCTGGGGTGAATATCCAGCCATCAAGGGCGCTGCAACAGATCGATGATGAAATCTCTAATCTGCAGAAACTGGGTCGGGTTGCTGACACTGACACTATAGGAAAGTTACAAGCTTACCGTGATGAACTGGCAAGTGGGAATGTGGATTTGCAGCAATTAAGCAATTTGCGTAGCCAGTTCCGTCAGGATGTTAAAGGTGAGCGCGTCGTTATGCCTAGCCGGTCAGATGCTGCTATTCAGCGAGTGTACCGGGCTATGACGGGTGACATCGACAGTTCAATAGGCCAGAACCTTGGCGATGACACGTTACGGCGTTACAAGCAGGCCAATGCAGTTTATGCCGACGAAGCCAGCAAGTTACAGAACACGCGCCTGAAGAATGTTCTGATGAAAGGCGACCTGACGCCGGAAGTTGTGAACAATATGCTGTTCAGCAAGAACAAGTCTGAAGTGCAGAATCTGTACAACTCAGTTGGCAGGGTTGGACGTGCTCAGATGCGCAATGGAATTATCGGTAAGGCGATGGAAAAATCTGGCGGATCTCCTGACCAGTTCCTGCGCCACGTTAATTTGATGTCTAACCAGACCGGCATCACCTTTAAAGGCCGTGATGCTGCTTACCTGAAGGGGTTAAAAAACTACCTTGAGTCCACCAAACGAGCGGGTCAAGCAGGCGTAACTACCCCAACAGGGCAGCAGGCAATACCGTTTATTCTTGGCATCGGGACGATTACAAATCCGGCAGTAGCAGCAGGAGGAGCAGGCTACGGTGTTTTGTCTCGCCTGTATGAGAGCGAGGCCGGCAGGAATGCAATGCTCCGCCTGGCAAACACACCAAAAGGTTCAACTGCGTTCGAAAAGGCACTTTCTCAGGCAGAAAAAGCTATTAACTCCATAGGTCAAGGTGCTAAATCCGAAGCATTAAGTGAATAGGGCGAGACCTACGCAGATTCCAAAGATTAAGAAAACAAAGTTCAACCAGTCACGTTCCATAAATCCTCCTTTAATTTAAACAATTATAACCGACATTAACGCAACGCTGCGCAAGTTTAGCTTGTGCGGCTTTGCTGCGCCCGGAGCACAATAAATGTCAGATATCACCGCCAATATCGTTGTATCCATGCCAAGCCAATTGTTTACCCTGGCGCGGTCATTTAAAGCAGCTTCAAACGGTAAAATATATATTGGTCTGCCTGATACCGATCCGACCAATCCGGAAAACCAGATACAGGTTTACATTGAGAATGAAGATTCATCTCTGGTGCCAGTCAGTCAACCGTTGATCATCAATAGCGGCGGTTTCCCGGTTTATAATGGTGAAATTACTAAGTTTGTAACAACTGCTGGTCATTCCATGGCGGTTTATGATGCGTATGACGTTCAGCAACACTACTTCCCCAACGTGCTTAAATATGAGCCGGATCAGTTCAAGGCTCAGCTTTCACAGCCTGATGGTTTTAAATATATCGGAAGATGTGAAAGTATCTCCTTACTCAGAAGCATCGAGCCATCCTTCCCAAACCAGATGATTTCCCTTGTATCGCATACAGCAGGAAAAGGAATAGGCGGAGGTTTCTTTTCTTATGACGACAGCGATTCGACCAGCCAGGATAATAATGGAACAGTAATTGTCACCCCTGGAGGGAAGCGGTGGAAAAGGGTAATCAATGGGGAGAGGGTTATACCTCAGTGGTTTGGAGCGTTAGGGGACGGAATAGCTGATGATTCGGCCGCATTTACCTCCGCCAGTGGGTCTTACAATGAGGTTCATGTTCCGTTTACCGCCGCCGGATACGTAGTAGGTGGTATACCTTTAGCGAATGGTAAACGTTTTAAAGGTGAGGGCAGAGTGAAGCTGATTTGTAAATCGTCATCAGCTTTCAATGTTACATCCTATAGCCTTTTCTATCCGTCAGAAATAAGTGGGTTCACAATTGATATGAACGGAGCGAGCCCAGGCTCCGGAGCAATCGTTTTCAAAACATCTCTAACTATTGTATTTAATGTTCGCATTAGCGATATGTCTTTCACCAATTGTTATGGGGCCATAATTGATGAAACTTCTTCAGCAAATTATATTGTTGACGTTTTGATCGAAGACGTTAACTGCTCTTATACGAAAGGCATACAGTTCAAATGCAATCGTAGCCGCGGATTTCTTACGCTAAGAGATTTTCGTGTCGATCACACATACAATACGTCTGCTGTTACATGGGGCGGTATCTATGTGACAGACATGATTGGAATCGAGCTTGAAAAAGTCGATGTTGTCGGCCCTACGCAAATCACCCCTGCTTATCAGAGTCAAGCCACAGGTATAACGCTAATTGGCGTCACAGGCGGAGGGGCGGGCAGCGCTTCTATATGGCTGAGAAGGGTGCTGGTTGACAACACCATGGCAACAGGAATATCAATCTTTGGTTGTCATAATGTATACGGTGTAGACGTTACAGCATATCAAAACCTGGGTTCTGGAATTATCATTGAGAACGTGATGAAGAGTCAGTTCACAAATGTTAAGACCTACGGCTCCAGGGGACTTTCTGGCGCAGCGCCTGGCGCAACCGGCGTATCTCTCAATAATTGTGAGGACGTAATCTTTACCAACCTTGCGTCTGAGCAAAATAATGGGTCTGGTGTCGTAATGTCAAACTGCACTAACTGCAAAGTTATTGGGGGATATTCAAACCAGAACGCAGGTTATGGGTATGTTGAATCGGGCACAGCAACAAGAAATTCCCGGATTGGCGTTACGTCTCTCGGTAATGGTCTTGGCGCCCTGAATCAAGTCGGCGCTCAATCAGCCACAGTGAATTGGTATGGAAGTGCCGGGACATTTACCGCTCAAACTGTCGGCGCAGCTATCGTTTCTTAAGTAATAAATAAAAAGGGCGCCTAAATGCGCCCTTCATATTAAACGGCATATGTCTTTTTAACGGATATAATCTTCATTATTTTCTTGCCTACATTATGGCTTGGGGTTTCTATGGTGACGTGTAGAATCCACGCTACGGTAACTGACGTTATCGTTGCCGCCATGATGCTGACGAATGGTGAAATACCTGCCGATGTTAAATGGGCAAGAATTGCGTACCCCATAACGCCGTGCACCACATAGAGTGGGTAACTGATATCAGCTAAAAATCCTAAAATAGACGAGCTTTTCCAATACTTAGATGTTACAGCGGATAATGTAAATATTATTAGCGCTGCTGCATAGCTTATTGCTACTGAGTTTGGATCGTTATTTATAAACATACCACAAAAAAACAAGCATGCAGTGATTGATGCGATAATTATAACTTTACTTAAAGATAGTAACCCTCTAAAAAAATAGTTAAAAGCTACGCCTATTATCATAAATATAATATATTCACTAACATGCGACAGTATTTTAAGATTACTGGTCCATGGGTAATCGTGAAAAAAGTATACAAATAAAACAAGAAGAACAGGAATAGAGAAGAAAAATAAACTACCTGATCTTATCAATGGAGCTGAAATGGCGCAAAGTATGTAAAACGCTATCTCAATTTCAAGGGTCCAGATAATACCATCTATGCCTGGCGTTCCAGCTATCAAATGGACGCCTGGTAAATAATGAAACAAAACATCCTTTATATTATAAGGGAAAGCAAATCCAGATACCTTTCCGGATATAATTATTGATAGTAACGTTATAGAAAAACCTGCGATATACAGCGGATAGATTCTAAAGAAACGGCCAACCAAGAACGCAATAGTATTAGACTTTATAATAGAGAATGGAATGACGAATCCACTTATCAGGAAAAACAGAGCCACCCCAAAAGGCGCCATAGCTATGGGGAATGTTACTACCCATTCAGCATAGAAAGGGATAGGAACCTGATCTATCGGAGGAACAGTAGTGTTCGCCATCTGGCCAGCTGTTTCTCTCGCATACCAAAAAACGCCAAAATAATGCGAAATTAGAACAGCAAAAGCAGCCAAACCTCGCAACGAGTTTGCGAACTCAATTCTGCCGCTAGGGTTATTCACTTACACCTCCGAAAGCAACCGCACATTTTTGTATACAACATATTTTTTGTAAAGGATATATTTTAAATAAAGAAATCAGTAATTTAATTGGGTGATCATTAATATCAAGTTAACTTAAGTCAATTCATTTTTGCCTGAACCATGATGGCAGTCATTTATTTGCCGCTCTTTTGACTGGCTGCGCTTGACCTTCCTTTTCTCAATGACTACTGTATGCATATACAGTATAAGAAAAAAGGAGGTCACTATGCCGCGCTTATCAGATATCCGCCCAGCGTTCTACGCAGCACTACACATCAGCCCAAAAGGGAAACGAACGGTCACCACTCAGGATTTCGTGGCTGAGCTGGCGAAACGCAAACACACCTGGTCACTACATGAGGCCAACGTGTGGATCGAGCATCACATCGATACTTTCAAGGACATCTCCACACAGGAGGGCGAGGAGCGGACCTTTATGCTCTACAACCCGAACCAGGGAGGGTTCTGACCATGGGCTTCCCGTCACCTGCAATGGATTTTATCCAGACCCGGCTAACTCCTGACATCGTCTGTGGCACGAACGCCAATACGATGATCATCGAGACGACCGGCGGTTATGCGGTAGTGGAGAAGGGTTCACAGCCAAAAGCAGGAGAGTACGTCCTGATTAACTGGCTCGGCCGCAACTATTTCGCCAGGCCAGCGGGTAAAGCGTTAATCACGGAAGATGGGGAAGCTATCGAGGGTGACGCACTGGATGATGTGAATGTAATTGGAGTGGTGACGTGGCTCGTTAACAGAACGAGGGATGATGATGCGCCGGTGATGTGATCCATGAGTGCGTGTGCCATCTTTGTGTCACGCACGTAAAATCACTATTCACTATCTTTCATCTTGTGCCATCAACAATAGCAGTGTGAATGCGGTTGTGGCCTTTAAAAACAGTTAGTTAATGATGGTGCTACTAATTCGTAATGCGAAGGTCGTAGGTTCGACTCCTATTATCGGCACCACCTTTTGTAATAAAATCATCTGGTTACTTTTGCAGTGTTTTGCTTTTCTTAACACGAATGTGCATTTTTGCGCGTTGTAGGTGTGGCAAAATTGTGGCAGGTACAGTGAGTTTATTTGTGGCTTAGTGCCAGGGTATGCTAACTACATGCGTTACCTTGTAGCTCCCGCCTGTCTTGTCTTATAAGCAGTATTCATGTCTTGATGGCTTCGGGTTGCGGACATTATCACTCCAGTTCACCGCCTGCACGGTTACGCCTGTTCCTGAGCGCGCGGCGCGGGTACGCAAAGCCAAAGCCAGTATCGTGTCGCCCAAAAGACTCCATCGACAGTTCAATCCGGATTCCAAAAAAATAAACCGGTAGCCCCCCGCTACCGGTTTATTATTCCGGCTCACCCATTGCGCATCACTGCAATAAAGAAACAAGCCGTACTACTACAATTTTCTTACCGCAATATTTACGCGTCTACGTTAACTCGAGTGAATTCCCTTCAACGGCGTTGCCTTTTGAATGATGCCTTCCTCATTGTGCGACACCACCAGTTCTTTATGTCTCTGAAGTATTTCCCAGGTCTCCTCGTTTATGCCTAAACTTCCGGTAAGCTCTTGAGGCTGAATCATTTGGCTGGCCTTTCTGCGGTTTTTACGAAACCTCACGCGGTTGTACATAATCCACAGGGCCAGGCAAAACACATTAAGGATTGAGAAGTAAAAGTAAATTTTAATCCTGTAAATTGCGTCCTCACCCAGAGGATGCGTATTAATGAAATTAACGACGCCTGAATAAATCAAGGCCAAAAATAAAAACCAGACCAGCAACGTCAGTAAAAACTCAATGCCGCTGCGTAGCGGTCTGTTGCTATAAATAATGGGCGCTTTCAT